ACCTGTATTACTAAGGGAGGCTACCTAGTAATTGTACTAGCCCCTCCATACTACCTTACGGCTACCCAGCTAGACACTGGCCCCGTAGAAAGGAAATGCAATGTCTGTACAAGAAGAAGTTAACGAGGCCCAACAAGAAGCTATCCTGTCACGCCCTCTCTATATGGGAGCAGACCGTGCGGAAGCGTTGATGGAAGATGAAATCGAAGTAGCACCAGAAGACCTTGATGTTGAAGATACTCCTGATGAGGATCTTAATGCTGAAGAGGTAACCTTTAAAAAGAGGTATGGTGATCTTCGTAGACATTCCACCCAACAACTTAAGGACCTTCGTGAAGAGCTTGCTGCCGCTAAAGCACAAGCAGAGGCAACTCCATCATGGACCCCTCCTAAGACAGATGAGGAATTAGAGGCTTTTAAACTAGAGCATCCTGAAACCTTTGAGATACTTGAGAGTGTAGCCCATCAACGTGCTACAGCTTCAATGAGTAAAGTTGAAGAACTACAGCTGGAACTTGAGAAAGAACGGCGTGGTCGTCAAGAAGAGTCAGCTATGAACGTCTTGCGGAATAAACATCCTGATTGGGATGATATCCGTGAAGATGAGAACTTCCATGACTGGGTCGGTGCACAGTCCAAGACTATCCAAGATGGTGTATATGAAAACACTGGTGATGGTGATCTTGCTGCACGTATCTTAGATCTGTACAAGCTCGACAATAATCTTACGGCAGACAAAGCGAAATCTGCTAAAAGTAAAGATGCCAATCTTAAGAAAGAGGCATCCAAGCTAGTCCGTAAAAAGGGTAGTTCAGATGTCGGACAAAGTGAACGTATCTTCACTTATAGCGAAATCGAAAGCATGTCCATTCAACAGTATGAAGCTCTAGAAGCAGAGATTGACAGAGCCAATGCTGAAGGTCGTGTGATTGAAGGCTAAAACTTTAACTAAAGGAAAAGAAAATGGCGTTTACCGCTTCATCAGGTTGGAATAACCTGCCAACAGGTGCCTTTACACCTGTTATTTATTCCAAACAAGTACTCAAGTTCTTCCGTCGTGCCGCAGTTGCTGAAGCAATTACGAACACGGATTACATGGGTGAAATCGCTAACTTTGGCGACACCGTTAAAATCATGAACGAGCCTACCATCACGGTTGGCGATTACACTCGTGGTAAGATTCTTGAAACTCAGGAATTGAACGACAGTGAATTGTCTCTGACTGTTGATCAGGCTAAATACTTCAAGTTCGCGATTGACGACATTGAAGCCAAACAGGCCCACCACAACTGGGAAAACATGGCTACTTCTGCTGCTGCATATGCACTGAAGAACAGCTTTGACCAGAACATCCTGAGCTACATGCGTGGGCAGGTATCTTCGTCTAGCCCTGATATGGTAATCGGTTCTGATTCCGCTACCAAAATCACGGACTTCACGACTGCTGCTGGTTCCATCGACATGGGTTATGCTGCTGGTGAAATTTCCCCACTTCAGCTTATGGCTCGTTTGGGTCGTCTGCTTGATGATCAGGACATTCCTGAAGAAGGTCGTTGGTTCGTAGCCAAACCTGACTTCTGGGAAGTAATGGCTGATGAAAGCTCCAAGCTGATGGGTGTTGACTTTACTGGTGACAGCACCTCCAAGCTGCGCAATGGTAAGGTAACTGAAGGTCAGATCCGTGGCTTTACTTGCTACAAGACCAATAATCTCGCCGCTGATAGTAATGCCACTGGTCACGTACTCTGTGGTCATATGTCTTCTACAGCAACTGGCTCACAGATTGCCAAGACTGAGAAGAATCGCTCTGATCAGTTCTTCGGTGATGAAGTTCGTGGTTTGCATCTGTATGGTCGTAAGACCCTGCGTACCGATGCAATGGCTACTGCTTACTACACCATTGATTAAGGAGTAATTGAACAATGGCTACTCTCTCAAGTGATCGTGGTACAGGTGGACATGCTGCTAATAAAGCAGTTCCATACCTGTTGAACGAAGTTGTAGACTATAGCACTCAAGGCGCTGGAGCTACTGATGTTATCGAAGTACTGCAGATTCCTGCAGGTTCTGTTGTAATCGCAGTTGGTGCTGATGTACTGACTGCTGATACAGCTGGTAACTCTGGTACTATTGCCTTTGGTGATGGTTCTGTAGTTTATCTTGCTGCTGCTACTGTTGCAGCTACTGGCTCCATGACGGGTGCTGATGCTCTGGCTGAACTGTGTGTGTCTTATGACTCCGCAAATACGCTGGACGCTACAGGTGCTACTGGTACGATTAACGCTAAGATCCGCTACTGGGCCTTGGTTGTTGATATTACTGAGCCTAATGTGACGCAACGCGCTACATTTGCCTAAGTGATTTGGGGGAGGGTTAAGTCTCTCCCCCACTTCCTTATATATTATTTTCATATTTATTAAAAAAGTACTTGACAGATTTAATAAATTTGCGTATAATATATACATATACGATGTACAATACTTCTTCTATCTTTAAGGGTGTCTCATGAATTACGTACAACTTTGTAACGAAGTATTGGTCTCGATCAATGAAGTTGCCTTTAGTACTGCAGGGACTGACTTTACTAATGCTCGTGGTATCCAGAAAACTATCAAGAACTCCATCAACACAGCTATACGGGATATCTATAATGAAGAGCTTAGCTGGCCTTTTGCCTACACGGCAGGTACACAAGCTCTTACACCGGGAACTTCTACATACGCTCTACCTACTCTACTAAAATCAGTGGATTGGGAGAGCTTTTTTATTGAGCCAGTTGAAGAACTGACTAACACTGCTTTCACTACTACTATCACTAGCTGGACTGATATTTCTGCTGGTAGCGGTACTGCTGCATATAACGCAAGTGGCAATGGTGTAGCTAGGCTTACAGGTGATGGCACTGACATTGGTGGTATTACACAATCCATTACAACTGTAGCTAACCGCACATACAAGGTACTGCTGCGCTATCTTAGTAATGGTGTTACAGTTAAAATCGGTACTACCTCTGGTGGAGCAGAAATTCAGACAGAAACCATTACACTATCTAATGCTGGAGAGGGAGAACTCCACAGCTTTAAGTTTACAGCTACAGGTGCTACTACCTTTATTAGCATGGAGACAACCTCTACAACTGCTGTAGATATCGACTTCATTAACTGTGAGGAAGACATTGAAGGTTATAAGCTAGAGCATATCGACTTCAATACATGGCGCAGTCAGTATAAGACAGATGATACTAATCTCTCTAACCAGAGCATGTCTATGCCTATCCGTGTATATGCTACGCTCAATGATGAGCTAGGTGTATCTCCTGTACCTAACCAAGCTAACTGGCAGGTAACCTTTGACTACTATGCACCTGCAACTGACATGACTCTGTATGATTCTACGCATAATGTACCCGCACGATATGAGCAAGCTATTATCTCTCGTGCAAAGTACTATGCATTGACACTGCGTTCTGATACTGCATTTGCTGACAGAGCATTGCGTGACTATAAAGAGATGGTACATAGGATGCGTATTGAGCTTATCAACAAGCCTACATACTTTAGTGCCGCTAGTACTATCCCTAACACAGGTCGCTGGTAATGCCAGATACTTCTGAGATCAAGCCCCTACGAGTTACTTGTGGTGGTGGCCTTATACTGGATAAGACACCTGAGAGTATGCCTCCGGGTGCTGCCCTTACACTACAGAACTATGAGCCTGATATTGATGGTGGTTATCGTAGGATTAGTGGTCACACAAAGTATAGCTCTACTGCGCTTACAGGTGCTGGTAAGGTACTAGGTATCACTATCCTAGGCAACACTGTCATTGGTTGTAGGGGAGCTAACGTAGAGCATGGTACAGGGACTACATGGACCTCCATTACTACTGGTCGTACAGGTGCTAGCACATACCACTTCGATAAGTACAACTGGAATGGTACTGAGAAGATCGTAATGGCAGATGATGGTGGCACTAACTATGCTGCCACATGGGATGGTTCTACATATACTTTGATGAATGGTGCTATTGGTAGTGGTTCAGGTACTGCTCCTACTGCTCCACATGAAGTACATGACTTCAAGAACCATATGTTCTACGCACAGGATAACATCCTGACATGGTCTGCACCATATGATGAGAACAACTTTGATCCTGCTAATGGTGCTGGCTCTGTAAACATCAAGGAAGACATCAAGGGACTTAAGACATTCCGTGATGCAATGTTCATCTTCTGTATTAACAGTATCCACAGATTAACTGGTAACACTATAGAAGATTTCAAGATTGAGCCTGTGAGTAACAACATTGGTTGTATTGCACCTAAGTCTATCCAAGAAGTCGGTGGTGATATTGTATTCCTAGCTCAGGATGGTTTGCGTACTGTAGCTGGTACTGATAAGATTGGTGACATAGAGCTTGGTACAATCTCTAAACCCATCCAGCCTCGTCTTGATGGTATTGGGGAAACAACTTCAGATATCTACTCCTGTGTAATTCGTAAGAAGAGTCAATACAGAATCTTCTATCCTACATCCTCTGATACGGAAGCTACTGCTTCTGGTAATATTGCAGCTATGATACGGCAATCAACACCACAGGTTGCTGGTAACGTAGGTTGGGAGTTCTCTGATATTAAAGGTATTCGTCCATCTTATGCAACTAGTGACTACCTCTCAACAGGCGTAGAGCTTGTGCTGCATGGTGGGTGGTCTGATGGTATCATCTACCAGCAAGAGAGTGGTACAAGTTTTGATGGTGTTACTATTGACGCACGATACAGGACACCTGACTACTCCTTTGGTGATACTGGTATTCGTAAGGCAATGCAGAGGGCCATCATAACTGCATCATACGAAGGTATTGTTACCTCCATTGTAAAGGTTTTATACAACTATGGTGACGGTCTAACGCCACAACCTGCTGCATATGACTTTAACAATCCGGGTGGTGTTGCTATCTACGGCGCAGCTACATATGGAAGTGTAACGTATGGTGCTGAGCCTATTGCTATTACAAGACTAAGTGGTGAAGGTTCTGGCTTCACAATAGCCTTATTATTCCAACACAACAGTACTGACGCATCTCAGTCTATCAAAGACTTCCAGATCGAAGTAACCCCCGATGGTAGGCGTTGATAGATAAGTACTGCATCAACTGTGGTGAGTGGTAAACAATGTTGGCATTTATATAATAAGACATGATGAAAGGTGAACTACCTATGGAAGAGCTTAAATCATGGTGTGTAAAAATACTAGAGGTTAATAAGTAACATGGCTGGATATTCCGCACGACAAAGCACGTATACCACGGGCGATACTATTGAAGACGCAGATACTAATGATGAGTTTAACCAACTCCTAGCTGCGTTTAATGCTAGTACAGGACATACACATGATGGTACTGCGGGAGAAGGTGCCCCTGTAGGTTCTGTAAAAGATGGTGTAGTTGTTAACGGTACAACTATCGTATTTGAGGGGACGGCAGATGCTTTTGAAGCTACTTTGGCTGTTACTGACCCTACTGCTGACGTTACTGTTACTCTCCCTGATGCTACCGATACACTGGTAGGTAAGGCCACCGCAGATACGCTTACTAACAAGACTCTCACCTCTGCTGTATTGAATACAGGTATTAGTGGTACTGCTGTACTTGATGAAGACACTATGTCTTCTGATAGCGCAACTAAGCTTGCTACACAACAGTCTATTAAGGCTTACGTAGATGCCCAACTCACCGCAGAAGACCTAGACATTGCTGGTGATAGCGGTACTGACGCCATTGATCTTGATAGTGAAACCCTCACCCTAGCTGGTGGTAGTGGTATTACCTCAGTTGCATCTTCTGGCACTAG